CCTGGTCATCAAGCAGAGCTTCAAGCTCAGCGTAAGGAATGTTTCCACTCCCTGTTATTCCTATAACTGATAAGTCAGTCATTGTTACCTCCTTGAAACGAAATAAAGTATCCCTAAGAGCACGATTATCTGGCAAACTTGCAGAATATCACTAAGCATTATCGTCATCCTTAGTCGTCGCGCGGGCATGCTCAGCCCACCCTTCAGGGTAGCACAGAGGAGGGTGGTTTGTCTAGCCCCCCAGCGGAGGGATTCTGGAGCCTGCCTCCGTGCGCCTGGTCCTGCCCTGAGGCTTGCGATGCGCTCTGCGGACCATCTTATGTGCTTCTTTAAGGTCAGTAAATGATGGCATCTTCCACGGTTCTATTCCTTCAGCGTCAACGAGTCTTATAACTCCTGCAACTCCTCCTGTTGCGGCGAAAGCCATGAGAAGTGAGGGCTTGGACAGAAATGTCATGGCGAGTGCAATGAGAAGCACTAAAATGGGAGCCAGCCTTGCTGGTATGGGAAACCAGACAAGAGATTTGAGTATCTGCCAGCCGATGAATGCCCCGAAGGAAACGAGTACGAATTCTGTGATCATTGAGTGTAAGGCTCCGAGTAAATAGGTGTCGCGTATGATATGCCAAGTGGTGTGTGCTTATTCAGCACGTTGATGACTGCGTTGCTTCTTACTGTGAACTGATCATAGTAGTATGACCTGCTGAGATTCTGTGCAGCCTCCCAGAAGAAATTAGTTCCGAAGTTCCCGTCGAAGTAATAACTTAGAACTTCACCAACCTCAATGAGCACAGCATCTACCCAGATTTCTGCCGGGTAAGAAATGTCCGTACCTGGCTCAAAGATCACAGACAGCGTTTCAGTTGATGATGCGGCTGTGAAAATGCAGTTGGGACGGAACCATGTGCTTGTCTCAAGATCTGATCCTCCCTCTACAACACCACCATAAGGAACATCGCCATACTCTCCTGAAATCCCGTAAGGAATACCTGGCACATTGCTGGCTGATCCTGCACCGTTTCCGCAGGCGATAGTTATGTTAGCTATGCCTGCACCAGCCTGAACATATGCGCTGGCTATGTAAGTGTCTCCCTCAATGAGATCAGGAACAGAGATCTGTGCCCCATCACCAGAAGCGTTAAGAGTTATCTTCATGCTCTTTGTGCCTGCTGTGTACTGCACATCATCATATTCTATGATGTCTCCCGCGCTTTTTGTGCTGTCTGTAGCCAGGGTAGCTGTGCCTGCGGCAGTCCAGTCAGCAACAGAGGTCTCAAAACTTGGGTTAATGCAGTAGTTCAGCCTGTCTGGCTTTACTATGACCTGAAGCTGGCGAGGAGGAGTGAAACTATCTGGAGCGGGCTGGGTAAATCCTGTTGTCATGGGCAGAAGCTGAGTCATCACGTCAGTAATAGTCTGTGTTCCTGATCCTGGCACACTGGCGAACTGAAATCCGACAGCCATTTTGTCTGCACGTTTCCACAGGTAAGCACCATCAGAAACTATGTAGTCAAGCGGGGCGAAGAATGAAGCCCACTGCTGAACATAGGTTGACCCTGTTCCCGCGTCTGATCCTGCGCTATTCCAGCTAACATATGTCTGGGCTGGATCAGGATCAGTAAGCTCAAAGATGCCGAAGTCATTGAATGCTGCTACAGGGTTGACCTCGTTAGGATAGACAAGATTTCCCTGGCTTATGGAAGTACCAGGCACAACAGCAGCTTCAACTACAGCATTAAGATCAAGTACTGGAACTATGTTACCTGTAGATACAGCTAATCCTGAAGCTGTTGCAGGAAACTGGAATTCCTGAACAGAGATCCCGTAAGGGCCAGGAGCAAGCCAGGTACACCCGACCTCATCTCCATCACAGTATGGATGGGCAGGGGAAGAAGCTTCAATTTGCACACCGCTTATCCAGAACACACAAGAGCGGCGTGAAGTTGTGTAAACCTTCAGGTACAGCTTCTGCCCGGCAACGCAGGGAATTCCGTTGATTACAACGCGAGTCCACTCTGACTTAAGAGTTACGGGGAAAGTACCTGACAGATTTTCACCAGGATCTGCGTAAGCACTGACCGAAAGGTCACCTTGACCATAGATATAAATACTGGCGCTGCACTCGGCTGATACTGGTATCAGGCCACCAGCAGTAGAGCATCCTTCACCGGCATTTAATCCGGGGGCAGAAATCCGGCAAGACTGAAAGCCATACAGGTACCTGGAACTATCGAGAAACAGTTCTTCATCTTCAAGCAGCGCCGCATATTCGAGCAGTCCTTGCTGGAAGGACGGGTTAAGACAGTAGTTAGTGGTAAAAAAACTCACGGTGTATTCTCCACGTCTATGCCGAAGTATGTAGCGGTTTCATTAAAGCTTGAGGTAGCAGCGAGTACTGATGTGCCATTGCGGAGAACTGTGACTGAAGTTCCGTTAAGCTGTACCACCATCCGGTCACCTGCTGCGAAAGGTGTGGAATAAGTTCCGGCAGTTGACCATGCTCCTGCGTTTTTGACATAAAGAGCACCCAATCCTGCGAGCAGGTAGTTAGCATCACTAGACCAGCGAAGTACTATTCCCTGAGTCTGCCCCGCTTCAGGAGAAGTAACGAAAGTCACACCGACCTGAGTGTTAGATACTCCTGCGTTTATCAGGGCGTATGATTTCTGTCCTGTAACTGTAGGGAACACACAGCCATTTGCGAACGGGGACATGGTAAAGTGCCCTGTTTCTGTGATCCATGTATAACCTCCGTCATCTGTGGTTCTTCCCGACAGAATTTCGCCCGCCCCTGTAGTGAAGGAGTCAAAGACCAGGTTATTCGGCACAGCTACTGTACCTGGAGTTGGATTGCGGGCAAGAACTCTCATGATATAGTTGCCCTGGTTGTCATACCACTCAACAAATGGCGTGACTTCCACTGATGATGAGCCCAGGTTCTCCGCGCTTATGCACAGTCTGTATCTCTGATCCCATGACAGAGGCATCCAGTCATTAGATGATCCTATCACAGAGTAAGGAGGCTGCTCACCATAGTTTGCGCGCAAAGCTATGAATGGCTGGCTATTATAGGTAACTATGTCATTGGTGCTGTACCATGTTGTGTCATTCCAGACCTGTGACGGCAGAGAATAAGGTATGGGAACACCATCAGCTACAGCCTGGTATTTATCTGGCGCGAATGTTGTAGTGACTGTATCCATGTCAGCAGTAGTTCTAGATACAGAGCGCAGCCATATATTTTCCGCGCCAGACTCATTGTTGATAGCTATCAGGCCATTGTGCGTGTAATCTTCGGCATCAAGAGGATTCTCTATGCCGATTGTCTCGTACACGGAGTTTGCTGGTGGTGCTCCGTTCGACAGTGACGGGAAAAGAAGTTCCCATGTGTCAGGATTTCCTGTGGCAGGATTTTCAAGTATTGTGTTGTTGTGAACACCAAGTACAGCTTCCCAGTAAGTATTAGATGATGTCGTTCCGGTAGGAGGACTGCCTATGTTAGCTGTTGCATCAATGCACTGGTAGATGTAGGTGTCAGAGCCTGAATATGTTACCCTCTCTCCAAGGTCATAATTAAGATGAGCAGACCAGTCTGCATAAACAGGATCGGCAAAGTATGACTGGTCATTCTCCAGCATTGTGTTAGGGCCGACCTGAAGATCTAAATTCCATCCTGTAAGAGCAGAGACTTCTGTCTCTATGCCGCTTAATGTTCCCCGTTGCTGATTGATTGTCGCATTGTAGTAGACAGCCTTGCGCAGAGTGTAGGTAGTGATGTCAGGATTAATATCCAGGCCGAGTTCAGTGGCCAGATTGTACAGGGAACTAAGAGGTACTGTCCAGGGATTGTTCACATTCGCGTAGGTACTGTACTGAGTTCTCAGGTAATCTATACCCCAGCTAACAACCTGAGTGAACTGCTGAAGATACGTATTGCCCACAGCATCAGCAGTTAACTCGTCACCAGAACTGGCAGCGTTGGTGAAGTAACCCGGCATCAGGTTGTACATAGTACTGTAGCTGTCCCAGTTCTGTATAGCCAGGCATGCTGTTATACCAGACTTAACCCAGATATTTCCCTCAAAATCCAGCAAGACGTAGAAACCATAGTAATGATACTGCCCTGGTATAACAGAGTTGTCCTGGTATTGTGAGCCAGGATAGTTCTCTGAGTCAATCAGTATCTCTCCGTCGTCCTGGTCAGAAGGATAGCCGTACCTGTTCCTGATTAACCTGTAAGCTAAGATATCTCCCGCTGGTTTTATCCACGATAAGCCAACAGTCGTGTAGTTAATGGACGTGGCAGTGAAAGGATCAATGCGGTAGTCTGGAGGAGCAACATAGCCATAGACTTCCTGGCCATATAAAGTGACGCCATATATAGCCATAGATTAACCTGACGTGAAGTTCCCGGCTACTCCCTTGACCATGCAGGCTTTGAGAGTTAGCCCTGTAATAACCTGTGAAGCATTTGTTGTGCCATTTTCTGACAGCCCGCTGAACCTGTCTCCGGCGTGGCATAGTCCCTGCCATGTCAGGTAGCTGGTCATGGGTCTTAACCCAAACTGCTGCCATCTTCCAGGCATTCCATCGAAAGTATCATTACCGGGGAATTCCCAGTTGATGAGATGATCACACAAGATGTTAGACAGACCGTTAAAGCAGATACCGTGATGACTGTAGCCCACATTCCACCATGACCACGTTTGAGTTGTTGTGATGACCCACCAGCCATCAGCAGGGCAGGTAAAGTCCGTGCCGTTGAAGCATCTGTACGGATCATAAGCAACACGGTAAGGATTAAAGATACCGCCTGAAGTATTAGGGCACTGAAGCTGAGCCTGAGTCAGTGAGCACACAGGCA